AGAACTACACATAGCCAAGAGGAGGCTCAATGACCGATTACAAAGAAATAGTCCAAGGTTCGGAGGAGTGGTTACAGGCGAGGCTGGGGTTTGTAACAGCCAGCAGGGTTAGCGACGCTTTAGCGGGTAAGGACACGGAGACTAGGAAAAACTACCTCTGGCAGCTTGTAGCCGAAAGACTTACCAAGACCCAACAGGCTGGTTTTGCGCCTAACGCGGCTATGATTCGCGGAACCGAGCAGGAACCCATCGCCAGAGCCGCATACGAGGCTCACACGGGCGTTTTCGTAGACCAAGTAGGCTTCGTACCCCACCCGACAATACAATGGCTAGGAGCGTCTCCTGACGGTCTTGTAGGGGATGATGGTCTGGTAGAGATTAAGAACCCAAACACGGCCACGCACCTCCAGTACAGGAAGGCTGGCAAGGTTCCCGCTAAATACAAGAATCAGATGATGCTCCAACTTGCTTGCACGGGTAGGAAATGGTGCGACTTTGTAAGTTTCGACTCCCGACTGCCGGTCAGCAAGATGCTGTTCATCGTGCGGTTTGAGCCGGAGCAAGAAGAAATGGACAAAATGTTACAAAAGGTGCAGGAGTTTCTGACAGAAGTGGAGGCCGAGTGTGACGATTGACGACCTAGCGGTAGAGGCGGGATTGTTTCTAAAGGAGGGGGAGTTGTTGTTTAACTTCCACGAAGACTCAAGAACCCAGTTGCAGAGGTTTGCGGAAATCGTGCGCGAGGAGGAGATGTTGCGGTGCGCCCGTATGGCAGAGGATTGGGGATTTAAGAGCTTGGCGCAGGAGATGAGGGGTTGAGCCAGCAGGTGATGATAGAAGCCCTCTACCAAGAGATTATTGGGGTTCTAGAGAAGTTTGACGAGGCACTCCCTCTAGCCTCTGTGGTAGGGGTCTTAGAGGTAATCAAGTACCAACTTTTGAATAATACGGAGGAAGACGAATGAGAGACGGACTTATAGCTGCACACTTGTACGCGCAGGACGCGGCATTTTTCGTGCTGTGTATGCTTGGCGTTATTATCTTTGCGGGGTGGACAGAGTGGCGGCGTGGCTGATTGCCGCAATAGCGGTGGTGTATCTGGCGGTCGGAATTGACTTGATGATTGCCGGAAAGATGGGGTTGGGTATCGCGTTTTTAGGATACTCATTTTCTAACGTAGGTTTATATTTAGCAGCGAGGGCTTAATGGAATACGACAACACAAACACAGGGGTGTTATTTAAGCATGAATCAGATAATGAACGTGCGCCAGCATATAAGGGCAAGTTAAATGTTGGTGGTACGGATTACCAACTATCTTCTTGGATTCATACCGGCAAAGACGGGCGTAAGTTTATGAGTCTTAAGGTAGAACTACCTAGACCAAAAGCAGAACCGAAACAGAACGCCTTAGAGGACGACATCCCATTCTAAGCCAGCAACAACTGAAAGCCCTGTTTGATTACAGGCGTGGAAGACTTGTGTGGAAGCCTCGACCCATTGAGGCTTTCGCCAAGTATTCTGCTTACGTCATGTGGAACCGCAGGTACGCGAATAGGGTTGCCGGTCACATAACCCCTCGCGGTTATCGCAAAATCGCTATATTTAAGAAGCCTTACTTTGCCCACAGGATTGTCTGGGCGTACCACCACGGGTACTGGCCGGAGCAGGTTGACCACATAAACTGCAAGTTTGCCGACAATAGGTTAAGCAATCTCAGGGTAGCCACGCAGATGGAGAACAGGTGGAACTCCAAGCGCAGAGAGAAAACCAAGTCGAATATAAAGGGGGTCTATAAGAGGAAGGAAAAGTTTTACGAGGCGCACATCTGCGCCAACTATAAGAGGTATTATCTTGGGAGATTTGTTCGAAAATCTGACGCAGCCAGAGCCGTCACCACCGCAAGAAAAGCGTTGCATAAAACATTTGCTAGGGCTGGTTAATAGAGGAACCTTTACCGCTACCCCAGAGGAGTTCTATCAGATAGTGTTATCCGAACACGAAGCAAAAATAGAGGGGCTGGCAAGGTACGTTTTGACGCTTCCGACAAAGGAGGCTAGGAGGAAGTGGCTTGACCAGTTTGAGGCCAAGCACAATTTGACCGTAGCAGAGGAGTTACGGGAGAGGATTACTCAGATTCATAGAGAGCGCGTTCGTGCTTCCGGCGTTTAACTAGACCAGGCAACTCCTTACCACCGGCCTTAGTCCACGCCATAAAAGATTCCGCAGCACCCTCAAAGTCGCCACGGTTATGCTTCATGCGGATGGTTGACCTTTGGAGGTTGCCAAGCCCGACGTTGAAGGAGAAGGAAACCAGAGCGTCAAAGCGGCCTTGAGTAAGCCCACCTGGACAGAGGCGCAGAACTCCTCGTTCAAACGTAGCCAAGTCGTTAGCCAAGATAGCATCGACTTCTGCCATGCTAAGAACTCTGTCCCACTCTGGGGGAAGGGGTATATTTTTGCGTTCATCGAACTTCACCCTTATGTGGTTGGGGTCTATGACGTGGCCTACACCAACCGTCCAAAGCAATGCGGGGCAACGGTAAGGTTTTGTCCTTACCCCTTCGTCCTTCTTGATGCCCTCAATCGCTTCCTTACTTACCTTCACTTCTTACCCCATTGCCTACTTCCAAACCAGAACGCGATTATTCCTGAGAGTAGTGCCATCTCGTCCTCGGAGAAGATTACGTCCGTGGCGGCGATGAACTGCTCCACGTCCATGCTTCCAAGACCACCACGAAGCAAGAAGTAGGTCAGCGCGATGTTAATCATCACTAACTCTAAGACAAATATAAAGGTAACCGCAGGGCGCACGATACCGTTCAGGTTGACGACCCAATTGGAAGCCCGAGCCATAATAGCCTTGTCGTGGTCTAAAGCCGCACTCTGGCGGTCTGCGTCGGTCTGCAACGCAATCTGGTCTGTCCGAATCTCCTCGACCTTCTGCTGGGCAAGGAAACCGCGTTCTGCAAGGGCTAACTCGCGTTCCGTCTGCATTTGGGCTAACTTCAACTCTTGGGCCTTGTCAGCCTTGTCTTGGAAGAAGTTTAGGATTTGAGGTAAGCCAGAGGCTAGGAATCCGACAGCGGAGGATATTAGGGATAGCATTACAGGTGTCCTTTGAAGATGTAGTAAGTGGTGACTATGATTAGCGAGGCTACGAAGCACATAACCTTGAGTTCACGGAGTTTCTTTAGGTCACGCCCCATCTCGTCGCGCCCCTCCTTGACCTCCTTCATCTGGCGTTCTTTGATGGCTTGGATGTCCTTCCACTCGAACTCTGCCTTTTCCTTTCCGTAGCGTTGTACAAGCTGCTGGAATAGGTCGTCTTCGGCTTCCTTCACTTCCTTAAGTCTGCGCCACTCTGCGAAGGCTGTGAGGATGGTGGTGTCACCCTTTACCACCCGTTGCTTCTTCTGGAACTCTTGCTTGGCTTGGAGTTCTGCGACCCCAAGTTTCTGTATGTCTTGGACTACTGATTCTATTTCTTTACCTGCCGCAATCGCGCTTTTTATACCCTGCGTTGCACTTTTTGCCGAGGCTACTAAATCACTCATTTATCCCTATACTTTCTCTCCTCGAAAGTAAGCCACCCCATTTATTACTTCACATAGTTCAGGAGGTAATAACATACCATTCTTAAATGTCAGCACCGCGAATCCTGAACACCAGTTCACGGGGTTTTCTTCTACATACACAAACTGGTCGCCAGTAGGTTCTGCAAGGGTTCCTGTGTCTACCCCGTACCTTCTTCCTGGATTGTAATCACTCCACGGCGTGACCATCAGTTTATGCAGGTGTCCCGTGACGATACTTTTACCAGCCTTTAAGACATTGTTATAGGTCGCGTGTTGCCCGTTGTGCCACCGATGCTTGACTACCACCGAGTTGTTTATGTCCACCCGCCAACCCGTGTGCCACCCTGGGAAGTACGAAAATAAGTCCGAGAACTCCATCAGCGCGTCTGCGTGCGTAGCGATATACGAGAACAAACGACAGTCATGATTACCGTATGTCCACAGCTTAGTAGCGTTCTTAGAAGCGTTTGCAATCTCGGTTAAACGGTCTTGACAGGCTTCTATCTCTTGCTTGGGGGTAGGTGGGTTAGTTCCCATCAGGGCGGCGTGGCGGCTGATTCTAGCCCCGTCAAAGACATCCCCGTTTAGGATGATGGTCTTGGGCTTAAATTCGGTCAGCAGGGAAACAAACGCCTTGTGCGCTACGGTTTCCTCGTCAGGCCAGTAGTGGCAGTCGGAGGCTATGAAGACGTGACCGTTATCGACTGTGTGGGAGATAACCCTGCGGTTATCTGGGATGTATGTGTTGGCGATTGTGTGTTGTCTTGCGGCAAAGGATGGTAGGGATACGTCTTTTAGTGCCGCCCGCCTTCGGTAGACCGTACCAACATCTATCTTTAGAACCTGTGAGACCTTCTGTGGGCTTCCGTAGGTCTTAAACGCCGCTATTAGTTCCTCGTCCGACACCTTTTTTAGTGCTACCACGTTTCCTCCCGCTTAGAGTCATTACGTCAATTGGCTCATGGGAGGATGTATCGTACAGACACGCCAGCTTTACTGCTTCTGCCGGAGTTAAGCCTAAGTGCATCCCGGCGATGGCATAGCCCGCGCCAGTCCCAATAGCCCAAAATGGGTTCTTTATCTTCGCAGGAATGATGGTACTCTCGTAAATCCAAATGCCATCACTTCTGAGTTCGAGAACGGTCACATCTGTATCCGAGTCTAGGTCAGCCCCAGACTCCAACGAATTGTAGAACTTTAATAGTTTATCCCAATCTCCGCAACCCCCGTAGACGCTTGTCTGCCCCCTACGGAGTTTCTCCACGAGGTAGAAGGAGTCGTCACCGCTGACCATCGAGTCTGCGGCAATCTCTCCCGTAGACGCTTTGGCAGCGATGGTGGTCATTTCACCACTAGGCTTATCAGCAGGGCGATTATGAAGCCAGCGGAGCCAAGGAGGATTTGCTCCATCCGCTTTAGCCTGGCATTGATTCCGAGATAGCGTTCAGCACAGACAGCCTCGTGGGTGTCTAGTTGCCCTTTAACCTCGCCAATCGTTGCCATACTAAGCCCCTATCTTGTCCATAATCTCATCGAAACTCTCGGATACCTCCCAAGAATTACCGTTCATACCGTAGCAAACACGAACCTCTGTGCCGTCTTCTTGGGTGTGCTGGAAGATTGACGCAATCAGGTCTGTGTTGATAATCAGACCCTCACCGATACGCCCTTTAGCGGCGTTAGTTAGTTTGATAAGTTTCACGCAGTTATTCCTTTGTTTGCAAAGTTGCCGTGTAACATTTCCCTTG